TCTTGCGTAAACTCACAGGACTGATGAACGTAGGGTACTCACGAACCGATAAACTAACCACCTGATCATTGGTCGTCGTGTCTTGAATCACGATCCTTAGACCACTCGCCATCTGACGAGCCAACTGGATCCGATGTTGACGCGCAGCTTGCGCATCATCCATACCATAGAACCAATCATATGCCTCATGATCAGGCTGTCCACCCAACCAATCCACAAACTCGTGCGGAACAAACATGTTGTTCCCAGATGCCGCTAGATATTCGTCAATAATTCTTTGACGTTCTTTCTTTGGAAAACCAGCCATTTCTTTTCTCCTTATATAGCTGTTTAATTGACCGCCGTGCCTCACCCGAACATACCTCACCGAAAATCTACATGCCCGAACACAACACACCTTGACCGCCTTAGCCTGCCGTACCACACCTCGACGTACCCAGACGCAACTTAACCGACCAGAACCGTGACCGCCTTAACATACGATACCAAAACCAATAAAGCCGAAACACATCTCACCCCGACCGCCTTAACACACCTGACCCGACCAAACGCAGCCGTGACACGACCGCCTTACCGTGACCATAACTTAACCGAACACATCACACCTCACCTAGAGTGACCCCGACCGCCTAACCTTGACCAACCGAGCCTTATAAGACCCAACCGAACCGCAACATGACCGACGTAACAAACCCTGACCCAACACAACCCGACACACACCGCCGTACCCAACCTAGACCGACTTACCTTACCTGACCTACCACGCCCAACCCGAACTAAACCACCGTGACCGCCTGAACATACCGCGACAAACCGCAACAGACCTAACCGGATCTCGCCCCGACCGCCGTAACTGACCCAGCCGGACCGTACCCCGCCCTAACCGAACGTGCTTGACCGCACCTCACCCAGACCGTCTAACCTTGACCAAATGGATGGGGGCTCGCGGCCCCCGATCCTTCTTACGCAACTAAAGTAATATCACGGCGGGATCTCTCATCCGCCATGAACTGCATCAACTCCTCAGTCTGCTCATCCGCAAACACAGGGTTGTCCATCGCATCCTGTTGAACCGCTCGATCCTCCAACATCAACTCATCCCACTCACTCTGAAATGAACCCATGCTGTCCTCAGTCAGAACTTGGAACGTGCCAAACGATCCTCGGCCCTTCTCCTGTCGGAAGTCTCCAATCCCAACAATCGATCCCGCATTCGTCAACAACGACACAATCGAATACGCACTCAACGTCGGCTGAACATACGCAATGTCAACCTCCGCACACCAACGAGGCAAGTAAGCCCGCGTCCGCATGTCCGGCGTCTTGTTCATGTCCGCAGAGCGAACCATGTCAATCTTCAACTGAGGCTTGCCCCATATCTGAACATGCGTCTGAGGTAAAAAAATCAACCGCTGCACACTCGTCTTCGTAATCCCGTCAGTCTCCAACGCAGCCGTAGCCATCGCGCCCTTGACCCCTGGAGCAGGGAAACATAACAACGTATCCCCAAAAGACTTCTTGTAAACCGAATCACGAAACTCCTGCTCAGGGTTGTGCTTGATCTCTTTCTTCTGCGCCGCAGTCTTGCGACCCCCACCAATCAACAAATCACGCATAGCCTTGCTGCTCATGCTGTTAAAATACAACGGGGTAGTGCCCATCATCCGAAGTTTAACGCGACCCTGCTTCAATGGTTGAATTTCCAATGCAGACTCTTGTGGTGCTTTCTTCGTTGCCATGTGTTTTCTCCTTACTTGGCTTCTAGTTGATAGTAACTTGTTTGTGACATGCGCTCTGCGCGTTAGTCAAGAACTTTTTTTCACAATCCAAACGCCCTCGCGTCCAGACTTCTTTCCAGTGTCCACAATTAAACCAGCCTTGTGTAACTGGGTCATCGTCGCCCGAACAATCGTAAGCTTCAATCCCGTGCGGTCCGACAACTGCTTCGCAGTCCCCGCTCCTCGGTCCAACTCACCCAAGATCTGCTCCTTGCGCGTCAACTTCTTATTGCTCCGACGCTTGCGCGTCAGCCGTTGCCAAAATTCTCTAATCATTTCTTCTTCTCCTCTTCTGTTAAACTCCTAAACACTTTGCGAAATACCGCATCCAACATATCTTCCATGTCCTGCGCTGTCATCACGCCTCCTGATGCATCGCGTAAACAGGAATAACATATCCCGTGTTTTGAAAATTCTCGTCCGCAAACAAACGCGCCCCATCAACAGTTTCAAAAGGGCCATACGTCTTAGCCGCAGCAGGAGAACGGTCGTCGTCACCCTCCGCAGCAGGAACCATGTTTAACCAAACATGACCCTCGTCGCACTCAAATACCATCGCGTGTCTTGGCTCAGACATCTTCCATCTCCTTCACATAACAACCCTCAATCTCGCTGATCGCCATCGCTCCACCAAAACCATTTTCATGGCGGATCACAATCGCAGTACCTTGAGGCAAATCTTCCCAAGCCACATTGTACCCGTCATTACCCCAACGAACATCCTTCCCCGCAGCCAAAGCCTGCGTCAACTCTCGCAACTCCATCACGCCTCCTCCTTAATCTCAGGATCCCACGAACGATCCTCGCCGTGATGATACTCACCCTCAAACATACCACCCTCGTCCTGATACTCAGCCTGAACCTCAACGCCCATCGCATGCAACTTATCCCACACCGGAATAGGCGCACCCCATGCCGTCCAACAGCGGAACGAGAACCACGATTTGTCGAACACATCCTCATGCGCCAAAGGCTCAGTAATCTCAGCTTCCGCAACATCCCATTTTGTACCCCAGTTGTCGCAACACCAGTTGTAGCTATTCCCCGCTTCCAATAACGGCATCGGAATTACAACGTCACAAAACCTCGGCTCTTTGCAGTTCAAATTAAAATACAACTCTCGTACAATGTCCCTCGGCCCGTGAAGGTACACACTCTGATAACAATGATTAGGCATCTGCTGTCTCCATATAACTTTCAATTAATCCTTGCGCGACTTGCGCCGTGATCGCGTTGCCATAGGCGCGCAATCGTCCCACGCGGGAGGTAGCCCCATTAACCAACGGGAATGTGCCGGATCTAACTGGCCTCCACTTTCCATCCCTGCATCCAAGCCAGTCAACATCTCCCCAGAAGCCGTTAGTCTTATCGGACCCGCCATCTTCGACATCTGAGTTAGACTGCTCCCCGACATCTTGGCCGTGATCCCACTGCCGCCCCGCGTCCCGTCCGAGGCTGATGGTGTGGTCCACCCCGTGGTCAGAGACGCTATCGCCCCCAACCCGTTCTGAAAATCCTCCCGATACCGATTGCAGTCCTTCGTCGCGTTGTTTGCCGTGGGCGTCGGCCATCCCGCCAACCTCGCCGCGTCCGCAGGATTCAACCCCGCGTTCATCCCGCGCTTGATCTTCGCGTCCGGATCCTCGCCCCGACCGTTGTTCGTCGCATTCGGCGTCGGCCATCCCACCAACTGAGCCGCCACATCCAACGTGTCCGTGCTGATCTTGCCGTTGCGTATCCGACCCCCCATGTAACCGCCCTTGTGATCCCGCGTCGTCGGCGTCGGCCACGAACCAAAGCCGTTGCCGGATGTGCGGGGCGCCGAAGCCCGCAGAGCACAAATCGAAAGCCCCGAAGGCGTAGTCCTCTCCTTCCATGTCAGCTTGTACAAGGTCGAGCCAACCAAGCCCGTCTTTGCTCGCAACCTGCTCTCCAAAGATCGTTGAAGGGCGACACTCCGCGATGAGGTGGTGCCAGTGAGGCCAGAGGTGCCGCTCGTCAAGCACCCCCTTTCTTGTGCCGCTCTGGCTGAAAGGTTGGCAGGGACATGAGCCCGTCCACACAGGCCTGTCATCTTCCCATCCCGCGGAGCGGAGCGCGTGGCTCCAGATTCCAATCCCCGCGAAGAAGTGACACTGAGTAAATTCAAAAAGCTCTTCTGGTCTGACATCACTAATACTCCTCTCGTCAACCACACCATCAGCAATGTGGCCCGCCTTAATTAATTCCCGCAACCATGACGCCGCATAAGGATCTATCTCGTTGTAATAAGCACTCATGAAAACCGCTCCTTCAATCGCTTGGCGGCTTCCAACCTACTGTGAAGCTCCTCATGCTCCCAAGGCTCCGCATCACTGTCCAACCAAATATCCTCCAGATGCTCAATCATGTGATCAATCGCAACACGCAACACAGCAAACTCTAAATTTGGCAAAACCATTATGTCGCCTTCCAAATCTCTAACGCATCAGCAAATGGCATGTCGTTCAAGATACGACGGCCATTGACCCACGAGCCATCAGTCACAGTAGGATAATACTTGGATCCATACACATCATCCGAACCCTCCTTCTGAAACAACAAAGTGCTCTTCATCTTGCGCTTCAATTCACGACCCGTCAAAAAATCATTGACTTGATCACAACACCACGACTCCAACGTCTGAGGCAAAGTATCATGAACCATAACACCATCCGCACCCTCATAACTAAAAGGTGAAGGAGGCAACGATTCAAAATACTCTTCAATAGATTTCATTACCGCACGGTAATCACGACTGTCACCCTTGAACTTAGGATGATCATAGTCACGGTCACAACCACCATGACCGTCGTTGCTCACAACAGCAACAGGCTTGCCATCCACATATAGATTGGCCTGATAACAATGAGTCTCCTCAGAAGCCCACGCAGTATGCTTAATAGATTTTAATTCAAGTTTCATAAGTCTTTCCTTCCTTGATTACTTGTTGAATACATGCAAGCTATTGCACCTCGGTCCTCGGGTCAAGGACTTTTTTGCAAGCAGCGGTTACGCGAGTTACACTATAGACACTTCCCCAGAGATTTTTTGTTTTTTTTTTTTTTTCATTCAAATATACCGTATCCACCGTATCCAAACGTATCCAAGCCTTATTTATAGTGCTTAGACAGCCCAGATCTGGATACATCTGGTTACACTTGGATACACTTCGCTGGGAAAAAATCGCTATATAGGAAAGTTGAAAGAGCCAATCACTTGGTATAGATTGTTGGATAACAACAACGGGGTGACCATGGGAAAGCTTGAACAGAAGATCGAAGAGGAGCACGGTCGGACGCTGACCAACCGACAACGCACCTTTGCAAGGCACATTGTCGAGGGCATATACTCAAACGCCGAAGCAGCCCGCAAGGCAGGTTATTCTGCCGAGGTTGCCAACACCAGTGCGTCCAAGCTTCTCAATGGAAGAGACTACCCGCACGTTTTGGAATATGTAACCGAGCTCCGAGAGGAGAGACAACGACGCTATGGCGTCTCCACTATTGGTCAGCTTCAACGGCTGTATCAACTGTCAGCGGGCGCCGAAGAGGCGGGCCAGTTTTCTGCGGCTATCAATGCCGAGAAGATCCGCTCTGCTTTGGGTGGCTTAACTGTCGATAGGCGGGAGCAGATCAACACCATAGATCAGATGTCACGGGATGAGATCACTGCCCGTTTGGCGGCGTTGCAAAAGCAATACCCTCAAGCTTTTGTGATAGAAGGAACAGCAAAGGATATCACACCAGATGAGCAAGGGGCCGGAGGCGAATTTTTGGAACTCATTGAGGACAAACCTTCCGAAGAATTGCTTCGCGACAAGGATTGAAAACAAGCACGGTGGCGGGGTGCCAGATGTACATTTAGTATGGGACGGCTTACCCTTCTGGATGGAGTTGAAGGTAGCGAACTCCAACGCAATAAAACTCTCGCCTCATCAAGTTGCTTGGAATATGGCATATTGGGCTCGCGGTGGTGCGAATTTCTTCTTGGTAAAGAGGGCCAAGGAGCGTGATATACTTTTATTTGGGGGAGATCAGGGGCCCGCGGTCCTTGAGCAGGGGTGCCTTGCGCCCTGCGTCCTGCGCGTTGACAGTCCTGCGTCCTTGTTCTGCGCCCTGCGCCCTGTTTTGGAAGGTATCTTGCGCCCTGCGCCTTGATGTTATCGGTCCGCGGTCCGCGGTGCAAGCACCAGGATCCTGGCGGACAAATAAAAAAGGGGCCGAAGCCCCTTTTGTTAGTGTTCCACTATCGCGATTGATTTTGCTAGGCTCGAGCCCTTGCATAATTTGCAGGCGGTGCATTGGGCGCGGCGCCCTGCTTCTTTTGACGCGGGGCAAAGGGCCTCGTTCGCCTTGTCTAGGTCGCCCAGATCCGCAATGACTCGGAAGGTCCGGTGTCCTTGTTTCCAATGCGCGACCGCTTGCGCGTGGTCATCGGCGGATTGCATCGCGATGTCGGGACGGAATCCGGATTGGTGGCTATACGCGGTCCAAGTATCCGCTTCACTTAGAAGTTCGTCCCAAACGTGGGACGGGACCGCCGCGGGATCTCCGTATGTTCCGACGCGAACGAAACGACCGCGGCCCATGACCCGAGCGGGCCCGTCTTTATATACGCCACGCTGGAATGCTTTCCAAACGATCAAGACGCCTTGCCCTAAGTTAACATAACAGCGGCGCCCCTTTGCTTGCTTGCGTTGCGGGTCCGTTGTTACTTCGCCGCGCATGGTGCAATCGCCGCAAATTGAAAAGTCTGCGCCAGTCTTTGAAGCTTCGAGCGGGTTTGTGTCGCGGCACAAGATGTAAGTTTGCACGACCGTTCCCGTCTTTGTGTTGCGGTTTGAATATGTCGCGATGACGACAATGGGTTGACCATCCAATAGGCTCGGCCCGTTGTAGATGATTGCGCTTTTCATGGTGTTTGTTTCCTTCTCTGTTGAATGCTTAGAGTTTAGCAGATTGCAAGTGGTCCGCAAGTTTTATTTTTCCTGCGCCTTGCGTCCTGCGCGTCGATCCTGCGCCTTGCGCCCTGCGCCTTGTCTTTTCTGTTTTATGTCGCAGCGCCAGGGCGCGACGCGAAAGGGCCCCGAAGGGCCCTGGCGTCATTCATATCCCCAGTCTTTAAAGAAGTCCTGCTCTTCGTAAGCTTTGAGATAATCTTCTATCTGGGTTTTGGTCATCTTGTCTCGCTCGATCCGAGTTCCGTTGTACGTTCCCTCGGGCCAGTAATGCGGATCGACTAGCCTGCCATAGTAAGCATCTGCGCCGCCTCGATCTGCTGGATCTCCGTGTGCCATAAAAAATGGGCGGGCTTATCGGCCCGCCCCTCCCAAATTAAGATTGCTCTAACATCCGCTCAAATCCGCGCCGCGCTTCCTCGGCAGCATCGCGCTTGAGCTTTTGCAATTTGCTCACCAGTTCTTTGGCGCGGTAGTTTTTACCGTCCGCCGTGTCCAGATCGCTCAAGCTGCTGATCAGGTTTTCGATTTCGCCCAGATCGATTTCGACTTGAACCTTCAGGGTAGTTTCTGAAACGTAAGATTTTCTCATAACATCTTTCCTTGTTGAGATAGGCCTGATTGCCTATAACCAATCCTAGCAAATCGCTAACAAGCTGTCAACAATTTATTTGTCACTTGCCAAAGGTTTCCAAGTGGCAACGGTCCTGCGCCTTGACATATTTTTTGCGAGCGGAGCGAGCCTTGCGCCTTGCGCCCTGCGGCCCGAACGCCAAAGGCCCAGGCGCTGCGCACCTGGGCCCGAAGGAAAGAGGCTCATTAACCCAAGAGCCAGGGGATTCTTATACTTATACCCAGCCCATGATGATGGGCCCGAAGAGCACGGTTGCAATGATCAGGCCCATGACAAAGCCCAGCGTGATGTTCCATATAGTTTCCATCACGCTTCCTCTAGTTTTTTGATCAGCTGCCTGACCGCCCAGGTAACAGATAATGCGCCTCCGATCTCAGCGTGGAGCCAAGGATCGCCTTCACATTCTTTGAGTAATTCTTTTAGATCGGTCATAAATTCTTCGTTTGTCATATCGGTTCCTTCCTTATTGAAAAGCCCCTGGCGCGTAGACTCCAGATATCGGAGCAGCCAGGGGCGGGGTTTGATTAGAGCATATCCTTCAATTCAGTCTTGACGCGACGGGCGGTATCCCCGCGCCATGTTCCAGCGTTCGCCAGAAAGTAACGCACGACTGATTTGCCGCTATCATAGATGTAATTGTCTTCTATGCTGTTAAGGGAGTGCATCGCGTCAAGATAAGGCGCAGCGCCAAAGTAAACTTTTTTCCAGTCTGCGCTAATCTCTTTTGCGATTGTGTTGATTGATCTAGACATGTTCTTTCCTTTCCTAATTGAACAAGTAGAGTGTAGCCCAGATGGTACTGGGCTACAAGTCTTTTATTCGTCGTTTGCTACTTTGCAGGCATAGTTCCAAGTCATCATCGCAGCTGTCATCAGGTGGATTCGATCCTCTTTGGGATGCCGATTGATCCAATCCTCGATCACATCAAATGACTCTGGGGTGTTGAAAAACCCGTGGGGTTTGATTGTTTTAGTTTTGTTTTCCATTGTTCTTTCCTTTGTTGAAGGTGGGGGACCGTGGTCCCCCTGTTGAATTATACCGCGACGAACTTCTTGACGCGTGTCTCTTTGGCATATTTGCGCCATACTGTCGGGCGGTTCTCTTTCCACCATGCCAGTGATGGTGCGCTCATCCGGACCGTGTACTCCCAGCGGGCGTACCCGAATGAAACGCTATCGGCTCGCAGCGCGTCGCGTTCTTTTGTAAGAGTTTTGATTTGAGCCTCGAGCTCCGCGATCCGACCTAATTGGTTTGCTTTAGTGATTGACATTGTTTCTTTCCTTTATTGACCGTAGCGTCCTTGCTACATCTATAGATGTAGAGCATGGATATCAGATAGTCAACACCTAAAACGCAATTAATTACAAGTTTTATCAATTAA